TTTTTTGTAACTACGGCACCCATTCCGATCATGCATCCTTCGGCAATGATTTGCCTTTGATGGATGGTTGCATTCAAACCAATATTGCAATTGTTCCCAATGATGGTATGGCCACCGATCTTGGCACCACAACTCAATGTCACATTGTTACACAATACGGCATCATGGCCAACATGTGAATGTTTCATGATATAACAATTTTCGCCAACTTGTGTGATATGCTCGGCACCGGAATCAATTGTGACATGTCCGGTGATCCTTGTACCTCGGCCAATAATCACACCAAAATCAACATCCTCTTTTCCTTTCCACTCGGCCGGTGTTCCAATGATACAATATGCACCAATGTACACATCATCTTCAATGATCACATTTTCACCAATCACACATGTTGGATGGATGAATGTATTTGATCCGATCTTTGTTGTTTGGATGTATTTCATATGTTTGTTTGTTGATTATACCATCGATATATTGTCACCATCATGTCGATCACACATGCACCACAATTGCCATTGTAATGAAAATGTGGATTCTCAACTCGATATGCACCAACAATCTCATCTCGGATATGTGGATGCAAATTCACCATCTCACCGGTTTTTTCAAACAAATCAAATATGTGTTTGTGATCCGATAAGATTTTCAAATGTGGTTTTTCTTCCTTTGTTGATTTCAAAGAGATTGTATTTTTCTTTTGCCCATTCGTGTAATTTTTGGCCATATTCAATTCTTGCATTTTTATTGTTTATTAAGAAATTCAAATGTTTGTACCAATCGGATTGATTTCTTGCCCACAAAACCGGTGCATCATGATCTTTGATGTATGGTTCAACGGCCGAACATATCACCGGAATTGATTTCACCGATGCTTCCAATATCTTCAAATTTGATTTGCATGATGCCCAATCCGATTTCAACAATGGAATCAACATGATATCGGCATTTTTGTACATGTTCATGTATTGATCCGGTGTTGTTCCTTTCAATATTTCATATGGCAATGTCCTTGATGATGTAAAATATGAAACCATTTTATCCCAAATGTATTGTGATATTTTGTTGTGATCATCATATCCACCAATCACCATTTTGATTTTGTTGGCATGTTGTGACAATCTCCGGATTGGATATTTCAATATTTCCAAATCACCTTCATGTGTAATTCCACCACACCAAAATATCCGGATTCTTTCATCCTCAATTTTATCATTTGTGAATTGATGTTCACCGAATGGAATTGAATTTGGAAAAATATGCACATTCGGATTCAATGGCCGTATTCTTTCGGCCAATCTTTCATTGGTGCATGTGACAAGATCGGCCATCCTCAAATTGTTTTCAATCCTTGGTTGAAAATGCAAATAATCATAATGATTGAGATGATTTGTTGGCAATATCCAATCATCATCCATATCAACAACGATCTTGCATTTCATATCATCTTTCACCTTTTGAAGATCATCATCCCACAATGAAATACGATTGTAGAAAAAGATATCCCATCCTTCGGCAATCACTTCCGGTGTTGGATAATTTGTGATGTATCCTTTGATACCATCCATGAATCCCAATGGCAACACAATTCGGTGAAAACCACATCCGGATTTCGGCAAACTCAATCCAAGAATATTCATTTGATTTTTTTATTGATTAAATTAACAACCTTTTGTTTGATATGATTCATTTCATCTTGATTCAAATGAACTTTGTTTTCGATTAAATAATTGCCATTTGACAATATATTGAAACCAACATTGAATGCATATCCGGCATGTTGTTCATTTGAATATGCACCCAAATAATATTTCACATTCTCGGCCTCAATTGATGATCGGTACCAAATTGTTTCAACATCATTTTTTATTCTCTTGTCAACTCTCACACCATAATACAATGATGTTCTTTTTTCTTTCACTTTGTACATGTTATTTTTTTTTAATCATCATTATAATTATTAAACTGCCAAAAATATAACCAATTGCAAAAAAAAATATTCTTTCCATTATTTGATTTTATATCCAACAAATCCGGTTGTGAAAATAACGGCAATAAATTTCACCCACAATACCGGCATGAAGAAAAATACACATGCCATCCAAACCGATAAACATGTAACACAATCAAATGGTTTCAATCTCTTTCCCCATGGATATTTCAATTTCTTTTTGATCCATGCCGGAATACCGGCCACATTCACAAAGTAATATGAGAATGTAAATGATGCCAACACATACAACAATAAATGTTTCATATCAATATTTGTTTATTTCTTTTATCACATCCTTCCACCATGCAATCCAATCGGCATCCAACCATCCTTGCATCCTTTGATCAATGAATTTGATAATTTCAAAACATACGATCTTGGCATGTTCTTTTTTATCATTGATATCAAAAAATGGTGATTGCATCATCAATTCTCTTGCCTTTTGTTTTGGATTCATATTTCATCAATTTCTTGAATGATTGCATGATAATATTCCAAATCATCTTCCATCTTTTTCAATATTTGATTGATGTGAATCTTCACACATTTTTTTGTGAATCTCTTGTTCAATTCATCGGAACAATTTTCGGTATCAACCACCCATTGTGCAAATTCATTGTACAATTCTTTTGCCTTATCTTTTGCATTCATAACTTGTTCAATATTGTTTTCAATTCCTTTTTTGTTTTTCGAACAACGATTGAAACATGCAAATGTGGAATTCCAAAATACTCGGCAACCTTGTTGCATGATTTCATCTCAACATACTTTGAAAAGATAATTGATTCATGTGCATCATTGGCATTCAATGTCAATTTATGATCCAATATTTTCTTTGCCTCATTTGCATAATTCAATGGAATCGATTTTCCGGTGTTTTGCAATCTTGTATATTCAATTGCCTTTTCAAATTCATTCCTTTTGAATTGTTTGTAAAATTTACCATTCGGCAATGTTCCCATCTTCCAAATGATCCTCAATACAAACGGCAACAAATTTCCATCATTGTATATTGAAATCAATTTGGTGCAATCATAATTCAACAACACCATGGCCATTTCTTGCCTCAAATCATCTTGCAATTCAACCGGTTTGATCTTTGATATCAATTCATCAACCTTCGGATGCCGGTATATTTTTTCAATATATTCATTGCAATTTTGCATATCATCAATCAAATTTATGCAATAATTTTCAACATCCTCAACACATCATCAATATTTTCCACAATGATAATTTGGCCACACCATGATCCATGAAATTTGATTTCATCATTGGTTAATTTCTTTTGTGATTTTGATTTCTTGCCATCCTTGATCTCAACAAGATAATTGATTCCTTTGTATCCGATCACAACATCCGGAAATCCTTTGCCAACCATATGTGTTGAGAATACGGAAATGGATGGTATTTTCCGGCATCCATCAATTATTTCTTTATGATTTGCATCCGTTTTCTTGATCATCTTCATTCAATTTATCAATCACAACCAATCTTTTGAATATTGAATCAATATGCCTTTCCTCATCTCTTGTGATATTTGCGAAATGATTTGATTTCATGTGCATGAATTCTTTCAATTCCTTTCGATCACCACCGAATGTTTCGGCATTTCTTCTCAATTCATGTTCACGAATCCGGATTGCCTTGCCATAATATTTCAAAATCTCACTTTCTTCCATGTCGATGATCTTCAATTGTTTCATCCAATCATACAAATAAAATGGCAACAATCTTCCATCCTTTTTGATCCGGATTCTCCATTCATCAATTTCTTGCCTTTTATCATCATCGGTTAATTTTGGAACTTCCGGTTCCACCGGTTTGATTTTTGTTTGAATTTCTTTGCATTTTTCAATCATATGCCTTTTGTATGAATTCATGATCCTCATCAAATATTCCAATGTGAATTGATCATACACTTTCACATCATCAATATCCAATTCACCGGTGATTGCCAACTCAAATGCATAATACAATTCATCAATTCCTTGCCTTGCAAAATGTTTTTTGATGAATGTGATCAACAACACATCCTCTTGTTGTGTTGGAAAATGTTGTGGCCTCAATCCCACCAACATGTAAATGAGAGATAATTTTTCAATGATTTCCTTCGGTGTGCAATCAATTATTTTCTTTGATCTCAATATTTGAATCATTCCATCGATTTGCATATTCGATCCTTGCATCGAATCTTGTTTCGTTAATTGGTTTTGCATTTGTTATATTTTTAATTTCAAAAAATCCTTTCCATCCATTTGCAATACTTTGATCAATAATCTTGATTGCAATATCGGAATTATTGTTTGATAATGCAACCAATTGATTCAAACTTGTTGTTTCGGTTGATCCGGTTTTGAAGGTGAATTTGTGTTGTTGTTTTTTGTATTCCTTCCATTCATTCCATTTTTTTACAAACTCAATGTTGTTGAATGGCAATTCAACAATTTCCTTTACTTTATTTTCCTTTACTTTCCTTTCCTTTATAGCATTGCCAACGGATTCCGGTTGCAATGCATTCGCATTCTCCGGTTTGTTCCACCTTGAAAATGCCGATGTTCTTGCCTTTTCACTCTTGGATTGTCTTTCGATCAATCTCTTTTGTACTGAATTTGAATGGAAATAATTTTCATCAATCACAAACAAATCGAAATCATGAATGATGGATTCAACAATGAATGGATCCGTTTTGTAATCACTTGCAATACGATCATAATTCTTTCGCAATGCATTCGCATTGTTGTACAAATCTTCAATCAATGCCCAATACAAACCATATCCAAGATATCCATGATGATATATCAATTCCTTGATCTTTTCATCCATCCTTGCATTGTAATCATGTGAGAAATAAAATGTGTTGTCGGCCATGGTTTTGTTTCTTTAATGGTTTTGAAATGGTTAATGCCGGAAATATTGTGTTGTCCGGTACACATGTAAATGCAAATTTAACAACTTTTCTTTGAAATCTTCATTTGAAAAAATCAAATCTTCAATCATTTTTTTGCCATGAAGGATTGTTGTGTGATCTCGGCCACCAAGAATGAATCCAACATTTGCCAATGAAAGATTCAAATACTTATCATTGCACAAAAGATCACCAATCATGAATCTTGCCTCACACAAATTCCGTTTCCTTTTCTTTGAAATCACATCCTCTTGTTTTAATTTCAAAAAGAAACATGATTCCTCAATGATCTCAAATGGATTCAATCTCCTTGTTTTGATTTGGAACATATGTTCCTTGCATCCAATGCAATACATTTCTTTGTTCATGTCGATGATTGCATCCTTTTGCCATGTTTTCATATTGATAAAATTTTTTTCAATTGTTGTTCCGAAATCTTGTTTCCATCAAAATATACATCACCGGTTTCAAAATCAAATCCATCAAATTGGATGAGATGAATATCCATGAATTGCCATCCTTCAATGATGTTTGGCAATTGCATGAATATCTTCCGGATCATCAAGAGAAATTGCCTTTGTGCAAAATCAACTTCGGTGTTGAATTTAGCATTGAATGTTTTTTTCTCAATGATCAACAATTTCTTTGATTTCAAATTGATGAAAACATGATCAATATCCAATGTGATGAATCCGGTTTTGGAATCCGGCAATTCTTTTCGTATCCAATCATTGAATGCCATTTGCCTTTCATGTGGACATCCTTTTGTTCCAAGATTGCATCGAATCTTTCTTTCTTTCATTTCCATTGTTTTATGATGGATGAAATTGTTTCCTCGGCAATTCTCTTGTGTTTGGCCTTTACCGAATAAAATGATTGAACCATCTTTTCATCGGCCGGTTTTCTTGGCCTTGGTTTCTTCAAAACATATTTCCGTTTCATACATTCTTGATTTGTGTTTTGAATTCCTTTGCCTTTGAATGCCTTTCCTTGTATGATGATCCTCTCAAATGTGGATGATCCTCTTGAATCTTTTGTCGGCATCTCCGAATTGATTCCGGTGATGGATATTTGCCATTGGAAAAATCATATAAAAAATCCATGGCCGTATATTTATTGTCTTTGATTTTCAATTGTGCCATGTGATAATACATTGATGCAATCAACTTGTGATCATCATTTCTCAAATGCTCATAATTACTCAATAAAAAAATTACTTTATTTTTTATGTTTGATATTTCTTGTATCATTGGTTTGAATTTTTGTTGGTGAGAGATCATCAACGGAACAAGAGAAAGAATTGCCGGTTTCCGATCTCACAATCATTGCCGGATGTCGATTTGAAACAACAACAACTCTTTCACCTTGCCTTCCGTATATGGTTTTTCGATTGAAGGATATCACATCATTCTTCAAATACATCCAAATCATTTTGCAATGGTTGTTTTTACTGATGATGTTGATGTTTTCGATGGTGGATATATTTTGCAAACCTCTCCACCTTCCAATATTACTTCCATTCCGGATGATGGAATTGTTTTCAAGAATGTTTGCCTTTCCTTGATGGCCGTTTCCAATACTTCCAATTGTTTAATCAATTCATCCAATTGTGAATCTCCACATTTTGAATAATCATATTTTGTTCCAACCTCGGCCAATTCGATCTTGGTGCCGGATGATGTGGTGATTCCTTTGCCATGCTTGGCAACCTCATCTCTCAAATAATCGATGTATTGAGATGATGATTTGATTTCCTTGATGAACAATTCGGCCTTGGCAAATGCATCGGCAACTTCGATCACATTGCCGGATTCCAAGATGGAATCAATTGTTGTTTGTGCAATAACTTTGATTTGAGATTTTGTGAGATCATTACTCACTTGTGGTAATTGATACATGGTTTGTATGGTTTTTTGATTATGAATTTGATTTCAATGCCGTTTCGATTTTCTTTGATACCTTGTAATGCATCCGAACTTTTTCCATTGTCAATTCACCGGATGCAATCTTTGCCTTTGCTCTTTTGAATGCATCGGTGTTTTCATTCAACCATGGTTTCTTTTCATCATCCTCATTGTTCAACCATGACTTTGGTTGTTCTTGTGCCGGTTGCAATGCATTTGGATCGGATGGTTTGGTTTCGATTTGTTTGATGTTTGGATTGCCAATGTATGATCCGGAATTTCCATCATCATCGGCCATTTTTTCATCTATTTGCAACATCAAGATGCTCGATAATGCATACCTTCTTTGATATGTTATCACTTGGCCTCGGCCTTGTGGATCATCTTTCACCGGCCTCATTTCATACTTGGATTGAATCCATTCACCGGATTCACCATGCATCAACAATGTTATCAATCCGTTTTCACCATCCGGAAATTGTGAGATCGACAATCCGGCCTCAATCAATGGATCGTTTATGGATTCAAGAATGTTTGAAAGAGATGCATATGTACTTTTGAAAAATGGATTGGTTGCATCCTTTTTGATGGTATCAACCTTCACATGAAAGGTGATCAATGCCTTGGCAATGTTTGCGATGGATTCACTTGTGTGCATACTTTGAAGATTTGTTTGATTGGTAAAATGGTTTTGAATAGAATGTGACATTGTATTTCTCAATGAATAACAACATCAAATGATCGATACGATCTCGATTGGTTTTGAACTCACCGGCCGTTTCCGGCCGGTTTGTTCCTTTTCTTTGTTTACTCATATGCCTTGATTTGAAGATCGGTAAACACCTTTGAAAACAATTTTTCAAACTCATATTCCGAAATCTCATTGTTTTCACTTGGATCAATCAATTCAATCACATCCGAAACAAAATACCTATCTTGGTTTGTTTTGGAAAATATGATCAAATTTTCATTCACTTTGAGAATACCGGCATCGGTTAATTTTGCCATTCGGCCGGTGAACTTCGATTTGAAAAACTTCGGTGTTTCGATTTGAATCGTTTCCTCAAACGATTTTTGGATTGTTAACTCCATGGTTTTGTTTGTTTAATGGTTATGAAATGATTTTTACCAATTCCAAATATTGTCGGCCATACATGCAAGGATGCAAACAATAAAGAAAATGATGATTTGAATGTTTTCGGTTTGTTTTTTAGATAATTTCATTGATTTGAATGTTGGTTTGAATGTAATCATACAAAATGTTTCTCAATTGGATTCGGTTTTCACCGGCAATCATTCTCTCATCAAGGTACAATGTGATCGGTTTCTTTTTGATTCCGGATGGTTTCCTTCCGGCATTTGGTCGGTTTCCACCTCTTGATGATTTCATGATAAATGTTGCACCGGATGCATCGAATTGTTGTTCTTGGTTCATTGTTTTGATATTGGTTAAAAAATTTAGTGTTTGTAAAGTTATGAAAATGGTTTGAAATAATCAAAACAATCTTGGTAATGATGCCGGATATTTCACCGGCACCATGTTTGATTTTATTTCCACTCAACTTTGAATCCATCATCCAACAAATCATGGATCAACATTCTCAATTTCATGAATGCATCCGAATCATTTGTGTTGATTCTCCAATGTTTTTTGAATTCTTTTGAATAATATGCAACCACATTGATCTCCGGTTCATATTTTAATGATGTGATTTTGGCCGTTTTGATTTTGTTGGCCGGAATGATTGTTGATGGTGTTGATGTGATTTGTTTCATCGTTTTGATTTTATGGTTTTGAAATATGGTGCCGGATATCTCACCGGCACCGGTTGATTTTTAGAAATTGTAATCATAATGTTTGAATGGTTTGTCACTCATGTGGAATCTTCCATTTCCCCATCCTTTTTTTCCTTTTCTAATTCTCACAACTGAATTCTCCGGATTTGATATGTATTCATAATCTTGATTCCAATTATCGGCCGTATGTGCTGAAAATCCACCAACATAAATTTCTTTTGGAAATACGATTTGTTTTGTATCCATTGCACGAACCTCAACACAATTTGCCGAAATTACTTTCACAACCTCATATGGATACCAATCCGAATATCCGGCCATGTTGCAATATGAACGAATTTTGGTTTTGAAATATTGGCCATTGCAAAATGATTTCAATCGATCTTGGATATCCATCATTGTTGATACAACTTCACTCACTTCACTTTTGTTTTGTGTTGCAATAAAATCCCACCATTCTTGGATTGTGATTGTGTTGTTGTTCATTGCTTTGTACATTTTTTTGATTGACTGATTCATGATTTGATTTTTTTAATGGTTATTATTTTTTGGTTTTGTTACACAAAGATAATCAACCTTTTGATTCCACCAAATATTTTTCAAACAAATTTCAAAAATATTTTTGCAACAATGATGCAAATAATGCTCAAATATAGCATTGGCAATGGTTTCGGCCGGAAAAAAAATTTGAAAAAAAGACAAAAAAAAGACAAAAAAAAATGCCGATTCATAAAAATGAACCGGCAAAACCATTTGAAACAAACCATTTCAAGATGCAAATATGCATGATTATTTCATATCAAATTCAATTATTGTTGTTTGAAATACAAATCGGCCTCGGCCTTTCTTCGCTTTGTCAATCCTTTTTCGAATGATGATCCTTTGTTCACCCATCTCATGAATTCATCTCGGATGGTTGGATCATTCGGATTGATCCGGATTTTCTTTTTCAATGTCGATCGGTTGAATGCACCAATGCCACAATTGTATATGAAACTCAAACATGAATCAAATTGATTTTGATTGAGATTGAGATTTTGCAATGCAATCGATTTCTTTTCCATCTCCCATTTCAACAATTTCTCGGCACCTTCCATGGTGATCACCTCACCCAATTTGATTGGTTTGCCATCCATCCACATGGTGGAACCAAAACCGATGGTATTTTTTCCGGCCGGACATACATATGCCTTGTCGAAATATCCTTCGAATTTCTTGATGAGATCAATACATTGTTGTGATGCAATCATGGTTTCAATTTTATGATGTTAAGGATCACCGATATGGTACACAATACCAACAACCACAAACAAATCTTCAAATACCTTTCATATTTCAATTGGTATTGCTCTTTCCTTTCCTTCAATATAATATTCTCCGATGCCAATGATTCAAACCTTGCCGAATCAATCACAATTCTTGTTTTGTACACAACCGGTTGTTTGGCACTCAATGATGCCTTCAATGCATTGATCACATTTTGAGATGATTTGTATCTCTCCATGATCATCCGGTATGCAATCGAATCCTTTTGATTGATGGTATCTCTTTTGATTATTTCAATGGTATCAATTTGATACTTTATTTCATTGCTGATTGAATCAATGATATGCATCCATTGTTTGATATCCGATGAATCAATCGATTCTCCGGATGTGATACATGGAAACCATTCGGATGCCTTTTTTGCAACCACTTCCGGATGATTGATCTTGGCCTTGTTCAATTGCCTTTCGGCCTTTTTTGGTGTGTAACATGAACAAAGGATCAAAACAACAAGAATGTACCTCATTTTGATTCCTTTTGCAAAAATCCACCGGTTGAATTGCTGAAAAGATTTTTCATGATGTATGCCAATGCCGATGTCAATGCAGTAATTCCAATTGCCTTCCAATCAAATTCCAATGATCCGGTTTGAATGGTATTGTACAAAATTGTGACAACGGCCGATAATACGGCAACCAACAATCCTTTGATGAAATCTTTTGTGTTTAATGATAAAAATGTTGAATTCATATTTGTGTTTTTTATTGTTTGGAATTTCTTTTCAATTTATCTCTCTTTTCATTTCCGGCATAATAATAATAACGGATTGCAAAAATGCCGGAAACAATGCCAATACATGTCAATGTGAAACTCATGAAATATTGTGCATTGTAAAATGTCAACCATGAAAGAATGGTTGTGCATAATGTAACAAGAATTGAAATCGGTGAATGGTTGTTGTTTTCCATTTTTTTTGATATGTTAATTTGGTATTGATGTATCTCCTTCGCCACATGATTCATACAATCTAATTTCAAATGATGCACTTTGAACTTCATCAACTCCGGTTCCACTTGCATCAAATAATTTTATTTGTGCCGTATGTTTATTCAATTCGAATATTTGTCCATATCTCTCCGATCCAAAATGATTTGGTTCAAACATTACACCACCAAACCAATCACAATCGGAAAAAGCATTTCCGGCATTTGGATCAACAATATCATTTTGAAGATTGAATCGGCCACCGGCAAATCGATACAAACTCCATGTGAATCCGGTTGTGTTTTTGATCACTTTCCATGTCACAACATAATCGGCAAGATTGATATCATAAATACATGTGAATTTTCCTCTCAACACTTTTCCTTCACCAACACTACCAATTGGAATTGTTTTCAATGTATTATTTGATGCCGTATCAATTACGGCAATCACACATCGTTCCGGATTGTTTGTATGCCTTGGATTCAAACTTTCAAATGATACTTGTTCACCATTCAATCTTAATGCCGTAATCGGTGAACCGGTTGTTCCGATACTCATTTGATATCCGGCACCATTGATTGTTGTATTTTGCAACAATGTTCCACCCAACTTGATTGAATCGGTACCACTCAATCCATTTGCACCGATTGATCCACCGGCCGATATTGTCACATTTCCATAATTATCGGCAACATTGCCATTCACCGATGATACCAAATTGATTGATGATGCACCGGTATTCACATCCGGCAAATAATATGTATGTGATTGTGTTTGATTGGTTTGATATCTTGGCAACAATAATTTTTCCAAACCAACATTTGATGCATTCAATTTGTACCATGATAATGCATATTGTGAAATTGAATTGTTGTATCCCAACAACATTGATTGTGCCTTGGTATTTCCAAATGTATTGTTGTAAAATATTTCGTATTGTGGATTTGCAATGTTTGTGTATTGTGATGAATTTTGCATTGAAAATTGTATTCCGGAACCATTATTCAACCAACTTGAATAATTTGATCCATTATTCAATGCAATGGCCGAATTTTGTGCAATGTATCCGGCATTCAATAATGATTGCAATCCATATGGCCGATTTTTCCAAACCTTGGTTGTATCCGAATATATCAACACATTGTTGTTTTGAACCGATGTGATGGCCACATCATGCAATTCTCCGATCTCATATCCGTTTTGTGGTTTGATGTATGCCAATCCATTTCCATTGTTTGCTCTTTCCACAATTCCAATGAAAACCGAATGTCTTGGTGCAATTGGTTTCACCTTTGTGAATCCACCGGCAATTGAATCCAACCATAATATGTCACCTTCCGAATATGATCCCAAATGCATCTTTTCACATTGGCCTTGTGTTGTCACAAATCCAATGGCACCGGATGCAATTGATGATCTCACCACACCCAATGTTCTTGATGATGTTGAATCATCCTTGTTTGATGCTCTTTTCACCGATGCAGTATTTCCGGTTGATCCGTATATGTACACAACTTCACCAATGTTCAATGTTGTTGCCTCGATATTTCTCACTTGTGCAATCACAACCTTTGCCGTATCCGATCCGGCACCAACCGAATCTTTGTATTGAAAAATAAATGATCCATTCTTTCTTGCAAATACCGAATCGGTTGATCGTTTCAATGAATCAATTCCACCACCACCACCACCACTCACCTCACTCCAAATTTGTGTTTTTGGATTGTATGTATAAAATTTGTTGTTGCATGAATCAAATGCAATGGCCGATTTCTTGGTGACAAATTGCACACTTTTCAATGTAGGTATTCCACATGTGGTTGGTATTTGCAATGTGGAATCAAATGCCATCCTTGGTGCTTGATATCCATATTGTGGCATCAATTGATAAACTTGTGCATTTGCACACATACTTGCCAAAACAAAAATGATCAATAAAACTTTTTTCATACTTTTAAT